CGTATTCTAGATTTGGATGGAGAAGCAAAAATAACATTATGGAGGTTCTTGATATTGATACCTGTACTAAATGTTCCATATGAAGCGATAATAATCGCGTTGTTTTCTTGCTCTGTAATCTCCCTTACTTTTTCCCTGTCTTCCGTTGCCACACCACCGTGGACGAAGAACACATGGCGATCTTCTACACTACCAGTATTTATTAAATCGAAAAGTGGTTGCCCATGCCCTTCTACTCTGGCAAATAGAATTAGAGTATTGCCCTTAAGATCAAGTGCTAGATTGCGGATGAACTTGTTACGCCTTTCGTGATTAATGATATACTGAACTTCATCTTCAAAAGTTTCAAACTTATGTGCAGGGTGCTTCAGTAGAAGAACATTAATATCCAGTTTTGCAACGTGTCCCTTCTTCATCAGTTCTTCAGTTCTGATGATTTTGTATGATGGACCAAACAATCCCTCTAACACCCACTTATGAGTTTGAGTTCCATCGAGAGTTCCTGTGAAACCATAACGGAACTTTGCATCTCCAAGTTTTGTCATTATAGATATTAATGACTTGCTTTTAAACTGGTGAGCCTCGTCCCCAACAACTACGTTAAATCTAGAAAA